TTATTGTATCTCGGACTGTCTTAGTACAGCTAACCCTAATACTTTTATGCTTTCGCAAGTATCTTCGGTAAAAAACATAGGTGCATATTTACTGTTAGCTGAAGCCAAAGACACCGTTTTACCCGATTTATAAAAACGTTTTAGACAGACTTTTTCATTATCTATTTCAACGCAAGCAATTTTCCCGTTTGGTACTTCCGGCATAGACTTTATAAAGACTATATCGCCGTCGTTGATGTTTGCGTCGATCATACTGTCACCGCGGACAGTAATGCAGAAATCCACGTCATATTTATTCTCTATATCATAGTATGGCGTGTCTTGATTCATGTCTTCTAACGGCTGCCCGGCGGCAGCATACCCCAGCATAGGGACTTTTTTAAATTGTGGGCGGTGTGCGCCCGGTGGAAGAATCCCAGAGCCATCATAACCCATAAGCCAGGCAGGATCCACTGATAGGGCTTCTGCAATCAAGTCAATTTTATCTTGCTTTGGGGAGTACTTACCGGTCAAATAATCGGAAATTGAGGAAGATCTTATGCCCGTACGTCGAGACAACTCCGCAGGGGAAACATTGTATCTGTCCATCACGGATTTCAATCTTTTAATAAGTGCTTCTTTCAAGTAGCTCACCTCCTAAACCGTATGATACACGGAAATCCGAATAAAATCAACCCCTATCAAAAAAAATATACGTTAAACCGTTGACACGGAAAACCGAGCATGCTATGATATGTACGCAAGCACGGAAAACCGTGCAATGAAAGGAGGTGAAGACCTTGATGCTAAAATACGATTATTCATATCTTCGGGGTTTTATAAAAGAACGATTTAACTCCAATCAGCAATTTGCCGATTTCTTGGGGATCGGAACAACCGCGCTGTATGAAAGGCTATCCGGGAAAATTGCTTTTAGACAGAATGAAATCGACGCAGTTATACAACACTGTAGTTTATCCGGAGATGAAATTAAACGAATTTTTTTTACCCGTAGAACACGGAAAACCGTGTAAAACTAAACGCAAAAAGAAGTGAGGTGATGAAGAAAATGACAGAAATAAAAATATGTCGAGATGCAAACAAAGCATTAAGACGGAATGTTGACCTACAACGGATGAGCGTGTTCGTAGAAACCAAAAAAGAACTTAACGCGCGGCTTATGGAATTGCCGTCCGGGGATTTAGAGAAGCTCGCTAAGCTTAATAAGCTGTTTGATGAAATTATTGATGACGAACTCAAGAAGCTATAAATCGGCTGGCAACAGCAAGAACTGATTGAACCGTGAAGTCAATGCTGTGTTCCATCACATATTTCTTGATTTTATCCCAGATTTTATCATCTGCGATAGCGTCGTAGAATTGCTGGCCTTTGAAGGTTTGTTCGATCTGGTAATACGCGGGGCCATCTTTTGTACTCCCGTCAACGGCAGTCAGACAACCTTCGTTAATAAGGATCTTGATGTGGAATGCGATAGTCTTGTACGAGATGCCGTCGCCCTTAAAGGCGTAAGAAGACAGATCGCCGGATTCATCTTCAATCACGAGTCGAAGAATATCTCGAAGTATGTCTAATCGAATACGCATAGCGTTTGCACCTCCTCTCCGCCTCAAATTATAGACGGAAAGGAGTAGTAAAGCAAAAAAATCACATTAATTTCTTCTCTCCATCGAGCCGCTCGCAAATAACAAGTTGTTATTGCTATATCCATTGTGAACTGTGTTATGCTCGACAACTATTAAGCCGGGCGGCTCGACGGAGAGAAGAACAAAAGAAGTGAGGTGATCAAAATGGAAATCGCACTGCTATCAAAAGAAGAAGCACGGCGGCTGCTCAAAATTTCCCGGTCGACGTTCTGGCGGCTGGAAAAGAAAGATATCATCCGGCCGGTACAATCGCTTCTGCCGACGAGACGATACAGGCTCGCCGACATTGAAAAACTGGTAATGAGATAAGGAGGAAGCAACATGATCGACAAAGCAATGAATGCATTGTACGTATTGATTTTTATATCAATGATTATATCGGTTATTGAGGCTCTATCATGATTAAATTTCTAACGGCTTTCATAACGGTTGTCTTCTTAGCCGGCGCCGCGGTGGACGCGGATAACATCTACAACAGGTTTTTCCCGGAGACAAAGATTGTCGAGTACCGCCGGGAGGTAAGACCGGGAGATACCCTATGGACAATTTGCGGAGAAATAGCGACGGATAAAGAAGACCTGCGCAGGCTTGTCTGGCAGGCGAAAAAGGACAACAGGATCCGGGACGTGGGCAATCTGCAGCCGGGGACGCTAGTCATTGTAAGAGTTGAGGAGGCGAGAAATGGATGACAGACCATTTAGTGTGACACTTGTCAAAGATGATTGGGATTTAGTTCTGGCCGCACTGGAGATCTGCAAAGAGAATGCATCATCACTCATGGAGCACGAAATCGAATGCATTATCCGCGGAATAAAGTCAGATTTAGACAGTCAAGGTTTTTAAAAGTAAAGGAGATGAAGTAAAAATGGCATGTAGGGGAGATGTCGATACCGAAGATGTAAATATGGTGGCACAAGTGGCCCGTAGCGGGGAGTTCATACTATGCGGATATCTTAAAAACTTCGAACACAGCATGTCTAGTGATCAGAAAGAAAAAGTGATTGCAGCTATGGATTTCTTTGAAACGTTAGCTAATCACTTAGAGACATTAACGGTCGCTGTTGAAGACATGAATTACAGAGAGGAGATGTGTGAATGCGGAGAAGACTATTAACTATTTTATTCACATTGTTAGCGCCCTTCGCGGCGCATGCGGAATGGCTTATTGCCGAGTGCAGCGCTTATACACCGTATGACTGCGGAACTATCACCGCAACTGGCGAAACTGTCCACGTCGGCGGGGCGGCATGTAATTTCCTGCCGTTCGGTACAGTCGTCGTTATTGACGGCGTGGAATACATCGTAAACGACCGCTGTGGAATTGATGGCTGCATAGATATTTTCATGGAAAGCTACGAAGACGCTATTCAATTCGGAAGGCAGTACAAGGAGGTTTATATCAAGAGATGAATTATAAAAAGATATATTCGCAGGCGATCAAAACACTCTTAAAAGGACAGCCGCTACCCATGCATATCGGCGAGGATGGCGGGAAAGACGGTTTGTTCATCAACAATTCTTGCTTATGTTTTCTGCCGAAGGACAAAAACATATTTGCTCTAAGAACATGGGTGCGCTTAGACGGTGTAGGTTATCTGCTTCCAAAAAGCGAGCTCAGCACCGTGTTCCCTACCGATACGATCATAAACAAAAAGACTAAAGCCTGTCTGCTAAAAACGGCAAACGGAGAGGACTATGCACATTTTATCTGCGAAACATTTCTCGAGTATTTTGACAAGGATGCCGAAATTAAAGTAAATCCGAAGGCTGAGATATCCCCTTTTTACATCTACGAAAACGGAGAACTTGCCGGGATGATAGCACCGATACGGCAGAAAAAATGAAAGGTGGTGATGCAAATTGATTGTCGGCACATGTAAAAAACCGTCCGGCTGCTGGAACAGTCGAACGGCAAAAACAAAAATACTCTAAATTATTATAACACACGTAAAGGAGATAATAAAATGATCAGAATTGAAATCGACGTAACAGACGTAGCAGAACTGAAAGCACAGTTGAAAGGCCTCTTAAATGAGCCGGTTAAAAGCACAGTAACAGTTACACCGGAAAACGTTACGGTTGCAGCACCGCAGATTAAAGAGGTCAAAGTACCTAAGGCGAAGAAAGCAGAGCCTGTAAAAGAAGAACCGAAAACAGCTGTGGCGGCCGAACTGACGGAAGATCAGAAGACCGAACTGCGTACGCTTTGTGCAGAATATACACATAAAGTAGCTGACGGCAAAGAACGGATTAAGCAGTTCTTGAAAGATAAGGGACTTGCTAAAGTAACTGAGCTCAATCCGGCTGATTTACCTGAATTTAAAGCGATGGTGCAAATCTGATGGTGCATGCAGTTTTAAGCGCATCGGCCAGCTCCCGATGGTTGCACTGCACGCCGTCGGCGAGGCTGGAGCGGAAGTTTCCGGACACGTCGAGCTCCTACGCGGAAGAGGGCACACAGGCACACGCTTACGCCGAACGCTTTCTGAATCTGTTTCTGAAGACAGGCAAGACTACTGTTGCAATAAAAGACAACGCAGAAATGCAGGAGGCTGTACAATCTTACGTCAACATCTGCGTTGAAAAGATCAACGAAGCGAGAATTGCTTCTTCGGATGCGCAGATCAAAGTTGAACAGCGGCTGGACTTCTCCCGCTGGGTGCCGGAAGGTTTCGGCACCGGCGACATGGTAATGGTGTCGGACAAGTACTTTGAAATCGTCGATCTCAAGTACGGCAAAGGTGTCCCGGTCTCCGCTGTCAACAACAGCCAAATGCGGCTGTACGCACTCGGGATGTACGAAGCGTTCGGCTATCTGTACGGAGCCGATGAGGTCAGGATGACGATTGTGCAGCCACGGCTTGACAGCGTTTCGACTGAAACCATTTCTGTGAAAGACTTGCTTGTGTGGGGTGCGGAAGTCAAAAAGAAAGCAAAAATCGCGTTTAAAGGCGAAGGCGAGTTCTGCGCAGGCAGCCACTGTCGATTCTGTAAAGCAAGGAACACTTGCCGAACACATGCAGAATACGAACTGAAAAACGTTAAAGAAGATCTGCAGACGGCAGAGCTGGAAGACTTTGAAATTTCCGACATCTTGCTTCGCGCTAAAGGTATCAAAACTTGGCTGGACGGTCTGGAAGCCTACGCGCTGGGAAAAGCGCTTGACGGCTACGACTGGCCAGGAATGAAACTTGTCGAGGGCCGCAGCAACCGGAAGATTACCGATGATGCCATAGCAGCGAACAATCTTTTGAACGCCGGCTTTGGCGCCGAAGAAATTTACAAGCCGCAGGCACTGCGGTCGATTACCGACTTGGAAAAGCTCTGCGGAAAAAAGATGTTCGGCGAGTTAATGTCAGGGGTGATTGAGAAACCGCCGGGCAAACCGACGCTGGTCTCTGCGGATGACAAGCGGCAGGCGTTAGAACTGCAAAACATTAAAAATGATTTTGACGAAAGTCTTTTATAAAGAATAGGAGAAAACACAATGAAAAGCATTAAATTTGTTACCGGTTTGGTTAGGTTATCATATGCGAACATCTGGGCGCCGAAAGAAGATCTTAGCGGCCGCATACGCTACTCGGCGAGCCTGCTGATCAAGAAAAGCGACACGAAGACAATCTCACGTCTGAAAGCGAAAATCAAAGAGCTTATTAACGACGAAGAAGCTAAAAAGATCCTCGGCACGCGTGGTAAAGATATCGACCTGCCGCTTCGTGACGGCGACACCGAACGTGAAGGCGATGACAACTACGCAGGGCACTATTTCCTGAATGCAAAAGCAACGGAAGACTATCCGCCGAAGATCCTCGGTCCCGACGGTGAAGAAACTTTCGATAAATCGGAAGTCTACAGCGGCTGCTACTGTCAGGCTGTTCTGTACCTGTTTGTGTACAATCAGGGCGGCAACCGCGGCGTAGGAGTCAGCTTGAGCGGCCTGAAGAAGATTAAAGACGGCACGCCGCTGTCCGGCGGCAGTGTATCTGCCGGAGACTTCGACGATGATCTCTTAGGCGCTGACGCCAAAGATGACGATAATGATGATATTTTTTAAGGAGTAGGAATTATGGCTACACTGGCAATCGATTTGGAGACGTACAGTGACAACGACATCAAGTACGGAGTCTATAAATATGTAGACTCGCCGAACTTTGAAATCTTGTTGCTCGGATACAGTTTCGATGACGAACCAGTGCAGGTAGTAGATCTTACCAGAGAGGAGATGCCTGTGCGAATTGCACAGGCTCTTTTCGATAGCAGCATCACGAAGACAGCGTTCAACGCAAACTTTGAAATTACCTGCTTCAAAAAGCTGTATCCAGAATTGCCCGCGGAGCAGTGGGAGTGTACAAGCGTACTGGCGCTGTACAATTCACTGCCGACGAAACTTGCTGACGTAGCTGCCGTACTGCACCTCGGCGCGGATAAGCAGAAAGACACGCGGGGCAAGGCACTAATCAACTACTTTTCTAAGCCCTGTAAGCCGACGAAAGCAAACGGCGGCAGAACAAGAAATTTACCGGAACACAACCCGGAAGCGTGGGCGCAATATATCGAGTATAATCGGCAGGACGTTGTTGTCGAAAAGGCCATACGTCAGAAACTATTATCTTTGAAACCGCCGGAGCTGGAATACCGATATTGGCTTATGGATCAGGAGATTAACAGCCGCGGCGCCCGTGTCAACGCAAAACTTGTCGAAAACGCTATCCGCATAAACAAAGAACACAAAGCAAAACTGCTGGCAAAAGCAAAGGAGCTTACCGGACTTGAAAATCCGAACAGCCCACTGCAGCTTACCGCATGGATAGAAAACCGGCTTGGTGAGACCGTCGAATCAATAGACAAAAAAGCGATTGCTGAACTCTTGAAAAAAGACATTCCGGACGATGTGCGTGTCATGCTCAAGCTGCGGCAGCTGCTCGGCAAAACGTCAATCAAGAAGTATGAAGCGATGCTGAAAGCGATGACATCAGACGGCCGGGTGCACGGCATGTTCCAGTTCTACGGCGCGATGCGCACCGGACGCTGGGCTGGACGTATCGTGCAGCTGCACAATCTGCCGCGGAACAGTATGAACGCGCAGGAGCTTGATACCGCCCGGGCTTTTGTCAAAAACGGCGATTTAGAAATGCTGGAACTCTGTTATGACAATGTACCGGATACTCTATCGCAGCTTGTCCGGACGGCAATTACCGCAAAGCCCGGCTGCCGATTCATCGTTGACGACTTCTCGGCCATCGAGGCGCGTGTCATTGCATGGCTCGCCGGGGAGAAGTGGCGGCAGAATGTCTTTGCCGAAGGCGGCGACATCTACTGCGCTTCTGCTTCGGCGATGTTCGGCGTCCCTGTCGTCAAGCACGGCGAAAATGGACATCTGCGGCAAAAAGGCAAGATTGCCGAATTGGCGCTTGGTTACGGCGGCTCCGTCGGCGCGCTAAAGCAGATGGGCGCTGACAAGATGGGGCTTTCCGATGACGAACTGCAAGACATTGTAACGAAATGGCGCGCGGCGTCACCTGCGATTACTAAATTCTGGTGGGATGTAGACAGCGCTGCTAAAAAAGCAATCAAAACAGGCAGCACGGTCAAAATCAAACAGGGGCATCTTGCTTTCTGCCGAAAACAGGGTGCGCTGTTTATCGAACTGCCGTCCGGCAGACATCTTGTGTATATCAAGCCGGAGATCGGCGAAAACCGCTTCGGCGGGGAATCTATCTTATACCGCGGTATCGAACAGGGCAGCCGGAAGTGGGGCAAATTAGAGACCTACGGCGGCAAACTTGTTGAAAACATCGTGCAGGCTGTTGCCCGTGACTGCTTAGCTGCGGCTATGCTGCGACTCACAGAAGCCAGGTACAAAATCATCATGCACATACACGATGAAGTCGTGATGGAAGTGCCGGACGGCGAAGGAAGCCTTGCCGAAGTTACAGAGATTATGTCGAAAAATGAGCCGTGGGAAGCTGGACTGATCAAAACCGCGGACGGTTTTGAAGGCTCGTATTATATGAAAGATTAGGAGGTATTAGCTTGAAGACAGTTGATGTCCCCGTACGTAATATTTACGGAAAAAATCGAATACAGATCATTAATCGTTATAAACAGGACAATGTGCCGAGTGAGTATGTAAGTGTTGTGAAGCTATCGCACGATGAATGCTACGGAGCTTTAGCAAAATACATAACGCTGTATGCTAAACAGCACCCGGAGTTTCCGTGCATATGCCTTAATATTGCCGGATCTAAAAAGTACTACGTGCCTCGCGGTACAGCGTCTAAATTTTTAAATAAATTAAGGTTGAGCATCACCGCGTATGACGGTGACCGAGAAGTCCGTTTTATGTGCCGTACAAATCATCTCGGATCATTTTAAATAAAAAAGGAGACTAAAAAATGAACAAAATACAAATGGAACAGCAGATCAAAATCGCGAAAGATGGAATTGAAGTACTTAATAAGTGGGCCGAAACACTTGACGCTGAAGCATTGGAAGAAAAGCGCGAACAGATAGAAAAAGCAAAAGCGTATTGTGAAGACTGCTTAGAAGCGTCGCAAACCCTTATTGAAGCTATCGAAGCGACAGAACCAAAGAAAGAAGAAGTAAAGAAAGAAGAAAAACCGAAGCGTAGACGAGCTCCGGCTAAAAAGAAAGAAGAACCTGTTGTCGAACCTTGTCCGCCGGCTACTGCGGCAGATGATTTAGATGACCTGTTCTGAGGCGGATTATGAGAATTATTAGTCAATACCGAAATAATCGGTTATTCGAAGTCGTACGCGCGTTTTACAACAACGGAGAGTTAATCCCGGGTGCGCAGTATTGTGATCAAGAATGCCTGCAGGTACACACTGCCTGTGGGCACGCCTTTCACTGCCGCTGGCGCTTTCAGCGCAGCATACGCGGCCTTAGTGACGAGGGATCTGCATATACATGCCCGAAATGCGGGAAACGCTTATGGAAAGGCACATATGACACTCCGTGGCTTGACTTGTCCGAATCCGGGCGTAAACGCATACTCGTGCCGTACCGTATCGAGCTGGAAGCGAAAGAATACAAAAATTATCTGGACGTCTGCGCGGAAACATTGAATGTAGATATTGAGTCGCCGATTGACGTGTCCGTGCATACTGTCAAAAAACACACTCTGCGCTTTGATTTCAAAAGCCGGGAAGCGGTTTACATAGAACACGGCGCCCGCGGGCGCGCGGTACTTACGCGGACTTTATGGGCATTGAACAGGATAGCAAGCGATAAAACGAAGTTTTGCATGAAAGATACTGTTTTTCGCTACCTGAACGCGGAAAGTAATATTCATCACACAGAAAGAAACCTGATAAACAGCTTTTTCAAAGATGTTGTCAGATGTTTTAATCAAAAGCTGTCTGATGTTGCTGGATATACTGTTAAATCCGCGTATACGCCGACCAGCTTGCAGGACGGTCACAGCGTTTTTGACTACTGCTTTTCAAATCTCGCTTGGCGCCTGCACTATCCTGACGCAAGAAACCTGACAACGGAAGAAATCAGGATGTGTCCATATGCAGATGACCCGGTAATGCGCTTGTTTGACGAACGAAAGCCATATCTGCAGACTGCGCGTGAAATTTACCGTTTCCCGGACATGCCTGGGCTGAATGCCAGACTGGTTAAATGCCCAATTAATTTTTTAAATATAATCCGGACGGCGTGGCCGATTTTACATGAGATAGACAACAGATACAAACTCTTAGATGCACTTCTGCAGAAACGATACGATATCGGTTTCTACCACAGCTTAGACAGCTATCTCCGCTCTTTACGGATAGTTAAGCATACGCGAGGTGAAGCGGCCGCAGTTAGGCTTATAGAGCGCGAGAATGATTACATCGTACGAGACTGCGGGCATATGTGGGGGCTCTTGACTCCGCAGAACAAGTGGAAATTCATCCGGGCAAAAATCCGCAGCCGTGATATTCACGACTACCTTACGCGCTTAGTAGACAAGCAGCAGCACGCGAACGTTCGTATCAAATACAAGTCTCTGCGAGATTTCCCGCTGACGGGCAAAGTTGGAGATCTAATCTTCAGCCTGCCGCCGGATACCGAACAATTGGCAAATTTAGGACGCGCTATGCACAACTGCGTCGGCACCTACCGCGACCGTGTTTTATCTGACAAAGTACGCATTGTTGCCGCTTTCAAAAACCGAAAGCCTGTCATCTGTATCGAGATCAGAAAGGGTACGGTGGCGCAGGCAAAACTGGTCAATAACCAGCCTGTCCGGGAAGACACAGAACTCAACCGCGCCTTGCTGGCGTGGGCGAAGTCAAGAAAATTAACAATAGAAACAAATGATGTTCAGACAGAAAGAGAGGTGACCGGCGTTGCAGCTGCAGTATGATATTGAATTTACGATAGCGACAGCGCCGCAGCGCTTCGCTAAAAAATGGAAACACACGAAAACGACGTGGGCGCACCTGCTTGAAAGATTGTCTAAGCCGACTGTGACAGGCGAAACCGTCGCAGAGTATAAAACGATGAAGAAATCGGACAGAGATAATCGTAAAGATATCGGCGGCTTTATCTGCGGATATCTCAAAGGCGGCCAGCGGCTCAAGCAAAATGTCGAATACAGGCAGATTGTTTGTCTGGACGCCGACAGTCCCGATGACGACTTCCTGACCGATTTAGATATCGGGATGGGCAACGTAGCGTGGGGGCTGTACACAACGCACAGCCACACCGCTGCTGCTCCGCGCTACCGCGTGCTTATCCCGCTTGACAGACCCGTAACGGCGGATGAGTACAAAGCTATTGCAAGGCTTTTAGCAAAAGACATCAGCATTGAAGCGATGGACTCTACGACATATGAGCCGGAACGTCTCATGTACTGGCCAAGTAAGCCGCAGGACGGGGAGTTCATCTTCAGATACAACGACGCACCGATTCTTAATGCCGATGACGTACTGAACAGGTACGAAGACTGGCATGATACGTCGCTTTGGCCGACTTCGAAAAAAGAAGCAAGTATCGCGGTATCAGCGGCGAAAAAGCAAGGAGACCCGCTGACTAAGCCGGGGCTTATCGGCGCGTTCTGCCGGGCGCACACGATCGAAGACGCTATAGAGACATTTCTTAGCGACGACTACGCGGCCTGTGCGGTGGAAGGGCGGTACACATACACGAAAGGCAGCACAAGCGCGGGGCTTGTCGTGTACGATGACAAGTTCGCTTATTCACACCATTCGACAGACCCCGCCGGCGGTAAGCTCTGTAATGCTTTTGATCTTGTCCGGCTTCACAAGTTCGGAGCGCTTGACGCGGATGCATCGGAAAGTACCCCGCCGAACAAGCTGCCATCGTATACAGCAATGGTGAAGCTGGCAGGGGAAGACGAAGCGACAAGACGCATAATAAGCGCCGAACAGGCGGAAGATATCAAGAAGAGTTTCAAAGAGTCCGGATTTAATGCCGACGACGCTAATATGGACTGGATGAGTGAGCTGACAAGAGGATCCGGGAAGAATGCGCCGATACTTCCGGTGGCGGGGAATTTTATTGCTATTCTCGAGAACGATCCGCAGCTGAAAAAATGCGTGGGCTTTGACCTTTTTAGCCACCGAGCAATGATCCGCAAGCGTTTACCGTGGCGTAAAGACGATAATACTGGAGAACCCTGGCAAGATAAAGACGACGCAGGTCTGCGCAACTATCTGTCTGAAATCTACGACTTATCTGCGCGACAAGTTGTTGATGATGCTCTTACACAGGTCATTCACGATAATGCGTATCATCCGGTACGAGAGTATCTAAAGGCACTGAAGTGGGACGGCGTCAAACGTGCAGAAACGCTGTTTATTGACTTCTTAGGCGCCAAAAATTCGCAATACGTGAAAGATGTTACGCTGACATGGCTTAAGGCCGCTGTGGCCCGTGTAATGCATCCCGGGATCAAGTATGACTGCTGCGTAGTGCTTAGCGGACCGCAAGGTATCGGCAAAGGTACTCTTTTAAACGCGCTGGGCAGACGGTGGTACAACAGCAGTATTACTGATATTCAAACGAAGGATGCTATGGAGCAGCTCCGCGGCAGCTGGATCGTTGAACTCGACGAAATGAAAGCGGTAACTAAAGCAGAGAACGACAGCATTAAGGCCTTTTTGAGCAGGCGTATAGATCGGTTTAGACCTGCATATGGCCGGCGCATGGAAGATTTTCCGAGGCAGTGTGTTTTTGCTGCAACAACGAACGATCGCGTTTTTCTCAAGGATCGGACCGGCGGACGTCGTTTTCTCCCTGTGTTTTGTACCGGCAGGAGCAGAAGGATTTTGAAAAAGCTGACAAATGATTTTATTGACCTGATATGGGCAGAAGTTTTTCAAACGTATCAAAAAGATAATGATCTTGAAATCTCCGAAGCATCTACAGAAGTAGCGCGTACACTGCAAGAGCTATCTACAGAAGGAAGTGAGAAAAAAGGACTGGTGCTTGAGTATTTGAACACACTTCTACCGCGGAATTGGCAAGCTTTGGATATCTACGACAGGCGAGATTATCTCGACAATTACGATTCGGACAACCCGCCGGAAAACGCGGTAAAGCGTGATCGAGTTTGTGCATTGGAGATCTGGTGCGAAGTGTTTAAAGGTAACCGTGTAAACTTTAGAAACTCAGAGGCGCGCGAAATCAACGCTATCATGCAGCAAATCGATGGTTGGAAGTTCGTAAGTACTGTAAGATTTGGGAATTTATACGGGAGGCAAAGAGCATATATTCGCGTCGGCAAAGATGAGAAAAATATCGAAAAAGCACCTAACGGTGTCAACGAAATTTTTTAGTAGGTGTCAACTAAATAAAAAGTTGGTTGACAACTTTGTTGACAGCGGTGTACTCGATAAATACTGATAAAAATATATGTTGTCAACAAGTCAACAAAATATTAATGGTAGTAATATGAATTAGGTATATTAGAGGGTATATATAGGTATTATATTCTCTATTCTGTATGCGTATACGCGCGGGAGAAAATCTGTTGACTTGTTGACAGATGAGATAGGAGTGAAAAATGAAAGAATGTGCAGTAGAAAAACATCTAATATCAGCGACGCAGGCTTGCGGCGGAATGTGCATCAAGTTCACGAGTCCGGGGATGTCGGGAGTGCCGGACAGAATTGTCATTCTTCCCGGCGGGAAAATCGGGTTCGCGGAGTTGAAAGCACCGGGAAAAAAGCCGAGACGGCTGCAGAGAAATGTTCTCCGCAGGTTGTACCAGCTGGGCTGTATAGTGTGCGTGATTGATAATCCGGAATCTGCAGAAAACTTTATCCGGAGGCTGGCACGATGAAGTATATACCACACAAGTATCAAGAAGCTGTGATTGAACATATCTTGAAAAATCAAGGTACTGGCGTTTATCTCGGAATGGGCCTCGGGAAGACGTCGACGACGTTATCCGCTATATTTCAAGCAATGTTTGATGAGATGTCTATTAACAAGGTCTTGATTGTAGCGCCGAAGAAAGTAGCCGAAGCTACTTGGCAGGACGAGGCGGTGAAATGGGATTGCTTTAAGAGTCTTACGTTTTCGACAATTCTGGGAACGCAGGCACAGAGACTACAAGCGCTGGCAAGAAAAGCGGATGTTTACATCATTAACCGCGAGAACGTCGTGTGGCTGCTTGAACACATGAAATATAAACCCGATTTCGACATGCTTGTCATTGACGAGAGTACAAGTTTCAAAGATGCAAGCACGAAACGGTGGAAAGCGCTGCGAAAGGTCAGGACGTGCTTCAAAAAAATCGTTTTGCTGACAGGTACACCGAGGCCAAACGGATTAATAGACCTGTGGGCGCAGTTGTACCTGCTTGATGGCGGTAAACGGCTGGGAAGAACGCTGACAGAATACCGGAACAATTATTTTGTGCCGGATAAGCAGAACGGTCCCGTTGTTTACAGCTACCGGATAAGAAGTCTGGAGGCCGAAAAAGAAATCTATGACAAGATATCGGACATCTGCATCAGCTTGAAAGTCGAAGATTATCGTCTGATGCCGGATAAACTTCCGCCGGTTACTGTTCCTGTGGTGCTTGATGAAAAATCACAAAAAGCATACCGGGAACTTGAGCGGGAGTACGTAACTGAACTGCAAGGTGAGGAGATAACAGCTTTATCGGCAGCAGCGGTCAGTAATAAATTGCTGCAGCTGGCGAACGGAGCTGTGTACGATGGCGATAAAAAAGTTATATCGGTTCATGACGCGAAAATCACAGCGCTAAAAGAAATTATAGAAGCAAATGACGGAAATCCGATTTTAGTCTTTTACAATTTCAAGCATGACAAGGATCGGATTAAAGAAGCCTTTCCGAATGCGCGAGAATTGCAAAATTCGGTCGATATAAAGGCTTGGAACGCAGGAAAGATAAAACTACTCATAGCGCACCCGGCAAGCGCGGGGTATGGCCTAAACTTGCAAGCTGGCGGACATATCATAGTATGGTTTGGGCTGACATGGAGCTTAGAACAGTATCAGCAGGCAAACGCAAGACTTGAACGACAAGGACAGAAAGAGCCGGTTATCATACATCATTTAGTCGCGAAAGGTACGGTAGATGAACTGGTTATGCAAGCATTGAAACGAAAAGAAAATGGGCAGGAAGCCATGATGAACGCGGTTAAATTATTAGTCGAAAAGGATGGTAGAAAATGAAATTAAAGAAGTTATTGAAATTCATTCCGGATGTTAGCACAACACGAGTTATCAGAGAAAGCAGGGGGCTATACGGTCGAACGTACAAAGTGTTATTTGAAGGCCAATGTGAAAAAATCCCGTACTGGCTTGTGGATTTTGAGGTTATGGCAGTGACAAACGGGGATGGTAATTTGGTCATTGAGGTGTGCGATGAATAGCGCGGACATGGTAAACAGGCCGGCACATTACAATAAAGGCCGGGTAGAATGTATTGACGCAATTGAAGTGGCGACAGGTGATTTAAGCGGTATCGAAGCTGTGTGTACAGCGAATGCAATTAAATACTTGTGGCGATGGAAGCAGAAGAACGGAACAGAAGACTTGAAAAAAGCACGATGGTATATTGAGCATCTGTTAGAAAGGACTGACGAGAAATGACAGAGATTTTGATTTTCGTAATCGGTGCGTGGATTGGCGCTATCGTTGGCGTCGTAACTGTAGCATTGTGCGTAACGGCAGGCAGGAGGAGAAATGACGGTTAAAGAGTTTTTACGGTCAGTCCGAGAGCAAGATAATCTTCTACGCGCATACGAGCAGGAATTAGAAGATTTGAGGCGCAGAGCGTATAACATCTCCAGTCCGAAACTTGGCGATAGAATACAGTCGAATCACTTAGCTACTCTTGATGAGATTGTCGACAAACTGGATTCACAAATTGAAAAAGTAAATGCCGCATGGGACGAGTTGATCGATAAACGAGATCAGGCTAAAGCACTGATTGACAAGGTAGATGACGAGAGTAGCAGATGCGTACTGTATCGGTATTACATATTGATTCAGACATGGGAGCAGATAGCCGTGGATATGAATTATACAATTCGAAGGATTTATCAGCTGCACGGCCAAGCTTTGAAAAATTTAGAGGAGGATTTCACTAAATTTCATTATATTTCACTATAAGACGTGTTATTATGGTAAAGGGAAATTTAAGGATGAACCTCCTTTCCGCAAAAAGCACATGTCACTCCCCGGCATGTGCTTTTTGTTTACTCTTTTAATGTTTCAAGAGGTGAACAATGGGGGTATGTTCCAGAATTTCACAGGCCGGGACCGCAATTCGGCGGGTCCTTTTTAATTTTTCTCAACAGATGTATTTTAATAGACAGGTGTATACCAAATGACAAACACGGCACGAAACAGGGCGATTAAAAAACTAAATAACTACATCTGGACACTGCAGCACAGGTGCGACACGATCAACAAAGTTAATGAAAATCTCATTATGCAGTATTGCCGGTTTACTGTTTTAGCCGAAGAAATATCTCAGGAATTAACTGCTAACTTAGACAAAATGGATGCGGCTAATGTTGAGGCGCATCTGCGGCGGTATGAACAGTTTAATAAAACGGCACTGGGGATTTATAAGGCGCTGAAGTTCGACAAAATAAAGGATGAAGAGGCCGATAACGGGAATCCATTTACGCGCATGTTGACCGAATCACAAAAAGATGGCGATTTTTAAACGCTGCAATACATGTCATCAGCTCTACGACGGGTACAGATGCCCTGTGTGTACACGCAAATTTGCTAAAAAATATCAAACTGAGAACACTGCAAAAAAAGTATATGCGTCCCGTTTGTGGCAGAAATGTCGCAAAAACGTGCGTATAAAATACATGGATTATGATATTTGGTTGCTCGGAATCGGCGTTTTACAGCGGTTAAATAATCCGATTATCCATCACATCAAAGAGCGGGATGAAAGACCGGATTTACTGTTTACTTTGGATAATCTGATTACTGTGTCTGAAAAAAGCCACGGAGAAATACACGCATTGTATAGAGCTGGTGGGGTGAAAAAAGAGTATGCGCTACATAGGATAGCCGATGGTATAGCGGAATTTGAAAAGAGGTTTGGCGATGGTTGAAGATGAAATTAAGCTGCTGAAAGTACCGGCAGAACTTAACGAATTTATTGGAGACTATTACAAAGCTCTGGTAAAACGGGCAGATAATGAACTGGTAGGAGAGTCGGAATATCGGTGTTTTAAGCGGTTTCTGGATCTGTACAATTCGGGAAAATACAAATTCGCATTTAACGCAATGCGCAGGATGTTCCAGTTTATAAATTTACTGATTTATGTAGACGAAGACGGTAAAGCTAAACGCTTGAGTCTGTACCCTGTTCAAAAGTTTATTATGTGCGGGATCTTCGGGCTGAGATATCCTGATGGCCGATATTTGGTTAATACGGCGAAACTGTATATGGCGCGCCGTAACGGGAAAAGCTTTCTATTGTCCGCCGTACTGCACTATTTAATGGGAATGAGTAAATTCCGGAATGAATTGATTGTTCTCGCGTCGTGCAAAGGGCAGAATGCGACTATTTGCTTTAAAGAATTTTGTAAATTTATTGATAATGATCGCCGCTTGAAGGAGGTTTTTGACAATGTAAACAAGACAGCGTGCTGGGCAAAGCACAAGAACACCGGGAACTATTTAGAAATGTTTCGGACGGGCGGAAGCGCGAAGAACTCATTGGATGGGTACACGAACAAAGTAGCTGTTATCGATGAAGAAATGCTCTGTGATGAAATCATCACTAAGACAATACAAGACGGGCAAGCACATTTTAAAGATGCGTTACTTGTCGCGATGTCCACAGCACAGTTTGAAATCGGCGGAGACAATCATAAAAGTTGGTTGACTTTGAGAAAGATGTTGTACGAAGATCTTTTACCAGATAATGTTTTCTTGTTTTTAGCAGAGCCCGACGCGGTGGACATTCAGAGCAAAGACTATGCGAATATCAAGTTGTGGGGCAAAGCGAATCCGGTACTGTTGTTTGAACAAGACGGATTTACCGTTAAAGACCACATTCGGAAAAAATATCTGCAGAAAGCGAAGGAAGCGGTAGCTAAGAAAGGATTTACGCTGCAGTCGTTTGTGACGAAACAGTGTAACACTTGGTACTCGGCAGAAGACAAACAGGTTTGTACATACGACCAGTTGATGGCTTGCGGAACAGATACTACTTTTGAAGACCTGATACAAGCGGGATATAAAGACTGGTACTTAGGAATTGACGCATCGCAAACTGTAGATTTAACGTCGGTAGATTGGCTGACGTATTACGGTGTAGATCAAACAGGGGCGATGGTAGAGAAGGATGCCCCCGCGGCCGGATATAGATTGTTTATACACAGCGTGTCATGGATGCCGGAAAAGAAATTGCAAGATCACGTAACGTCAGATAAGTTTTGTTATCGAGATTATCTTGATACAGAGCTTTTTTTATGTTCCGGCGCAGGTGGTGAGAATATCGACACGGTACAGGTTTTTGAATACATAGACAAAACTCGGACAGATCAAGACTTACACTACGTAACGATAGCCGCGGATCCATACAACATCGCCGGGATACAAGACCGGCTGTCAGAGATATGCGACACCTTCATTTTGCAAAATCAAAGTCCGAAAGCGTTAAGTCAGTACATCGAGGCGCTGTCGCAGCACTTTAAAGACGGGGTTATTGCATACGCTAAGGGGCGTGAAGATATATTTTTAAAAGCTGTTACGAACTCTTTATTAGTGCGGAACAGTACCGGATTTTATTCTATCGAAAAAATCACTCTTCGCGCGGACAGCAATATTCGAATAGATCCGCTGGACGCGGCGCTGACTGGATTTATTGCGTGCTATATTGATTTCAACAGGCGTACTCCGTCCGGTGACGAGCTGGTAGATGACTGGTTTGACATGATGAAAGGCAGGTGAGTACATGATTACACCGGAAGAATTAAAGGAGTATCTGCGTATCCCGTATGACGATGACGACGCTTTTATCCGGCGGATTATAGATACCGGTTATGGATACTTGGAAGATGCAATTGATGATTACAAAGCGCTGTACAAAGCGAATGAACGATTTCGCAATAAAGCCGATTTATGGGTAATGACCCAGTGGGGCCCGCAGATGTACGATCAGCGGGAAGGCATGTCAAGTATTGCCGATGCAGGTTTGAACTACGGAGCGCGGGCGATGCTTACACAATTACAATTTTATCGATTGGAGGAAAAATAACATGGATTTGAAAATCAACGGGGCTATTAAAGCCGCGGAAGAAGTAGTTAAGTCATTAAATGAGGCTACGGAGGATGTTACGTTGGTGATTAACTCTCCCGGAGGTAGCGTACTTGAAGGGCTGCAGGTGGTTAATGCGATCAGGAATTGCAAACAGAAAGTAACGGCTAAAGTAGAAGTTATGGCGTGTTCTATGGGCGGGGTTATTGCGTTGGCATGTAATCAGCTGATTATGCATAAAGACGACCTGCTCATGCTGCACAATTGCATGTCTTACGCAGAGGGCAATAAAGAAGAGATGGCGAATGTAATTGAGTCTATGAAAGCTATCGATGCCGTTTTACATAGTATCGTGATGGAGCACGCTAAAGATAAAACATTGGACGCCAGGATTGACAACGGCGAAGTATGGCTTACCGGAGAGCAGGCAGCAGAAATGTTTGACCATGTGATTATTGAAGACGCTGCTAAAAGGCCCGATATGGTAGCCGTAGCGGGTTTTGCGGGAGTAATACATAAATTGCAGGATCTTGAAGCTGAAAAAAAGGAAGCCGAACGCAAAGCAAATTATAAAGTTCCCGAAGATCTTCGAGCATTGCTTGACACTGTTGATAAGTTGGAGTAACGGCTATGCTGGATAAATTTAAAGCTTTTTTCCGCGGCGGCGTATACGAAAGCACAAAAAAGAATTTCTATCCGATCGGCACGGGGCGTCGCGTCATGGTTGACGCGGCGGGAGATGTTATCTTTGCTACTTGCATCGAGATTCTTGCTAAAAACATCGGGCAGATCCAGTGGGGTCTGTACGACCCGGGCGGGAATACTCCCGCAGTTTTCGGCCCGTGTTATGAACGGGCGCTTAACGTGGAGCCGTACGACGGCATAAATGCATATGAGTTTTGGCGTTGGATAGAAATACAGCGAAACACCTATGGAAATGCTTATGCATACATTCAGTGCGGCAAATCGGGCGTAGTAGAAAAGTTAATTCCGCTGAATGCTTTTAATGTTCGAGCATACTGGGATAACGCAGACATACTGCAGGGACGGCGGAAAATGGTATACGAGTACTACGATTCGCAATCCGGACATAAATTTACGATTTTACCTGAGGAAATCTTGCATTTTAAAGCTTTTAGTATTAACGGACTTGTTGGTCGAAGAGCTATTGATGTGCTGATGAATGCGCTAAAAGGGTCAGCGGAATCGGAAAGCGCAATGCGCAGTGCCGTGATAAACGGTTTTTCCGGGACAATTGTGTTGTCATATACATCTGATTTGAGCGCGTCAAAGCAGAAAGAACTGCAAAATCAAGTTCGAGAGCTTCTGTCGGACAGCAATAATACGATATTGCCGTTGCCAGCGGGAATGACAGCGACGAATATTGCGAATGCGATTAAAGATTACTATGAATCGTTGCAGCAGACTTCCGCACAAAAGATTTCGTCATTCTTCGGCATACCGCTTGCAATGCTTAATGTGGGTGGCGGCGCTGGGATGGCTACGTTTTCAACTAATCAAATGGCGCAGTTCTTTAATCAAACGATGATCCCGATTATTACACAGTACGCGGCAGAGTTTCGGCTCAAGCTGCTTGATAGAGCAGACCAAACGAAAGGATATCGATTCCTTAGTGCTGGTGATGTCTTTGATACATTGGACGCTCAGAGTAAAGCAAGCGTTCTCGCGGCTTACACTGGAGCAGGAATATTGACACCTAATGAGGCCAGACGGTCTCTGAGATATCCGGCGATAGACGCACCCGGAGCAGATATGCTCACGCAGCGCGGCGGGACCGGAGCTTTAGGAGATAGCGGCGGTGACGAAGGTGGAAATCCCAGAAGAAAGGAGGGAGGGTAATGATTTTTGATAATTTCGAAAGCATAGAAATCAGCGGAAAGACATACCGTTTAAAACTGACTAATAAAGGCACATATGAAGCTGAAACAAAGTTACGGCATGAGTCCTTGATGAAATTTTTACAGTCAGTTAAAGAGCAGGCGGCTCCGCTGCACGATGTATTTGTGCTGTTCACTCAAGCTCTTATTGACGGCAACGACGGTATGACACACGAAGACGCGGAATGCTTGTATTATGAAGCGATACCGCAGTATTCACCGGCAGTACTGATGGCTTACGCGTTATCGGCACTGATTAAATCAGGCACGGTAGCTGACCCAAAAAAAGTCGAGGCAGCATTGCCGAAGCCGGAACAGATGAAGGCACTGATGAAAAAAGCAGGCAAAGCGTAAGGCCGGCGGGATACCGAACGTTTCGGGATATGCTGGAAGTGCTTGAAGTTATTGCACTCGGTGAACTCAATCTGACTCCAGAGCAATTCGGAAAGTATACTGTTTCGGAAATCGACGCGATGTTTGATGGTTATTTGCGGCGTTACGATGCGCTGGAGGATTTAATGATCATTAACTGCGCGTTACCGACATACAGAGGCGCCTACGGCCGAAAAGCGCCGACATATAAGAAATTGACGAAACATCGGCGGAAGCGAAACGGGCCCGTCCCGAAAATGGATGAGAAAGAAGAAGCTTACTGGCGCAGTATTTTATAAGAAAGAGGTGGTTAAATGCTGAAAAGCATAGAGATGAAGCGCGATATTGACGCACTGAAAGATGAAATTAAGGCTTTTATCGAAAAGAAAGAAGCCGTACCTGCAGAGAAGCAGAAAGAATTGGGAGATAAGCTTACCGCTTATAGTGAGCAAAAAGCACTGGAAGCTGAAGCAAAAAGGAAAAGTTATTTAAAAGGAGAAAACAAGATGGACAAAAAAAGATTTAATGCAGCACTTAAAAATTTCTTGCTGGGACGCGCGGTGACCGATACTGAATATGCGACCTATTTTGAAGACAAAGCCGCGGGTCAGAATGGCGCAGTTGCCGCTGATGGGGGCGTCCTCGTTCCCGAAGAACTGCTGTCTTTGCGGGAAAATAACGGAGTCGGCGTGGATCTTCGTGCTATCGCGACCGCTATCCCGGTAACGACTCGCGCGGGGACGGTACCGTGTATCGATTATGGGCAGGATGTCGAACTGACAGATTTCGAAGAAAATACCGAGATTGCGCAGAAAAAAGGTGTATTTACCAGCGTTAAGTATACGCTGGCGTCTAAAGGCGCTATTATTCCGGTATCCCGTGAATTACTACAGGATGCTAACTCTGACGTATTGGCAATTATTGGAACGCTTTTCAATCGAGTGTACGGTACTACAGTAAATAAGGACATCTGTGCTAAAGTACTTGCCGCGGCGAAAGAAACTAAGATTGCCGCTATGAATACCGTGGTCACTGTCGATGCGGTTAAAAAAGCTATAATTGAACTCCCGCTGGATGCGGGATCCGGAGCTACTGTTGTTATGAATCAGGTTACGTGGGCGGGTCTTGCACTTGCGAAAGACAAGCAGGACAGATACCTGCTTTCCCGCGACGCTAACAACGCAGCGGTAAAAGAAATCGAAGGGCGCCCGATTATTGTCGTCGAAGGAAGCAATCTTGCGGATAATACTATTCTTGTCGGGGACTTCTCAGCTTTGTATCACATTGCATATCCGTCTCTCGAAGTTGCGTCTTCGGAAGAAGCAGGGTTTACCAAAAATTCCGTTCTTGTCCGCGCCGTATGCCGCTTCACGGATATCTCTGTTTACGACAAAGCCTTTGTGAAGCTTACTAAGACGCCGTAAGAGGTGTTTTGTGTTCAAGCGAAACCCGGGCCGGTTTTGTCATCGGATTACACTACTTAAGCCGTCCGTACCGGTCCGCGATGAGTTGGGCGGCTTAAGCGAAACTACGTACGTTCCGGCGGTTACGTTGTCTGCTATGTGCGAACAGCGTAACCAGAGCCGGCAGCAGATCGTAGGTGACTACGTCACTGTGGATACCCGGTATTTTGTTATCCGGGATATCCGCGGCATGAATGCGGTAAAAGGGCTGGACACATCATGGCGACTGTCATATCGAGATTTTATCTATCTCATTAATGATATACTGTTGCTTGATGAAAGCCGGCCGTATTTCCTGCAGATTACGGCGACGGCCATTAACGGTGGAGGCGGACTGATATGAAGTATAAATCTCCGTTTTATCCCGTAACCAAAGCGTTTTATGCGGTGACAAAAAACAGCCCGATAGGTTTGGACTGGTTCGACAGTGCGGTGCCGATTACCGAAATAGAAGACTATTTCAGAAAGCAAAAAGAGTTTGCCTATGGCATTTTAGGCGCCAGCGACGCGGACTGCACCGCTACTGCGCCAGATATGGCTTCGTGGAATATGTCGCTGCAGCTGGAGATCTACAGTAACTATAAAGGCCGCAAAGTGATTGCAGAAAAGCTGGAAGCGCTGCTGAACTATTTAAGCGGCGACGCGGGCTGGGATGCACTGCAAAAAGAGCTGTATGCAGACGGATACCAGCTTATCAGCATTAAAGTAGGCTCGCTGCGGACGAATCTACCGGTATACGGCGATACTGGTGTGTGGCAGAACGGCGGTACTACTCTTATTTTTAGAATTGATCAAATAGCATGAGGTGAAAAATGGCTGTAACTATCGCAAAAGAAAAATACCCGGCATTTACCGGGGAAGTCGGGGTTTCCGGCAAACGAATTATCTTGTACATCAATTATGGTACGGGAGCGTCCGAAGCAAGCCCGAAATGGATTAAATTGGGCGGATTGACGTCGAATACGCACTCTGTGTCTGCAGAAGTCAAGACTGCGCAAACAAAGGATACCGGATACTGGGCTGACGGCGTCGTGACTTCAAAGACTCACGAGCTGGACGCAGAAGTTGTTATGCGTCGAGATAATGAAGCGCAGAAAGTCATCGAAGAGTTCTTGTACGATGACGCAATTACCGCGGAAAAAGGCGCCCTGCAGTTTGCTATCGTGGACTTGGATACTAAAGAATACATTGTCGGTAAGTACGTACCTACGTCTTGGGAAAAGACGGCAGACGGGGAAGACGTCGTGTCTTACTCACTGAAAGCGACAGGAGTCGGCGCCCCGGTCAAGAAAACAGGTTTTGTAGAGCCCGCGGCTACGCCCGGACATTAATTTAAAAGGGTAGAGCGGTTTGTTGAGTAAACCGCTCTATTATTTTTATCATGACGCTTGAAGAACTGCAGGAAAAAATAGAAGACTATACTCGAAAAGGGTTTATTACGGATGTTGCCGCGGCGTGTAAGCACGCAAATTATGCAACAACGGATTATATAAAAAGAACGTATCCGAAAACTGCTTTTTCCGGTAAAAATCTTATAACCGCGCCAGATGGTACGTCGGAGATTATTCCGAGCCACTATGCTGTCGAAGTTGATAACGTAACGGCTACCATTTATGCTAATTATTTCGCGCGGTGGTACAATACCGGGGCGCATGGCGGATACATCCGGGGAAGAGGCCCGAGGCAGGGCATGAAAGCTACCAAATATCCAGCTCGAGGGGATTATTTTGGTCGGAATAAAGCAGCCATAGAAACTTATTTTGCAAGTCAAGTAGATGCGTATTTAGAGACGCATATTAAATTATAAATTTGAAATCAACAGTGCCTTAACCGGCGCTTTTTAAATAAAAGGAAGTGCTTGAATGGCAGACGCGAAGATCGTTATAAAGACAGCTACTGACGACGACGGGCTGAAAAGATTAAAAGCGGCGTTCGCAGAAGGCTCGCAGAAAGCAGCAGAACTCAAACAGCAACTCAAAGATCTAAATAAGACGACTCGCAACGGCACAAAAGCGACGACTGAACAGAGGCAAGCATTAAAAGATCTCAGGATGGCGCTGCACAGTCAAAAAGAAGCGAACGCTGCATACTCGCGTGCTATTAAAGATACTACAAAAAGTATAGAAGCCGCCAGTCAGAAGTCGAAAGAGGCTGCGGGGGGATTTAAGCAATTACTTTCGTCGTTCCGCGGCGGGTCTACAGCGACTACAGCATTCTCTGTCGCGCTCGGCAACGCATTAGTTAGTGCGCTATCAGCGGTTGTCGATATAGCGAAAGACGCGGCCACGCATATAGTAAGTGTCGGCTTGGCTGCGCAGCAAACGACGGCGCAGCTGGGCGCTATAAAAAATAACATAAACAGCGGAAAAGAGACATATCGCATATTTAATGATCTCGAGCGCGACCTGAATTACGACTCAGCGGCTGTACAAGAAATGGGCATACAGCTCCTCGCAATGGGCTATACGGCACAAGAGTCGGCGGATATGATCCGTCTATGTGCTGATGCGGCCGCGGGGCTCGGTAAGAAGCAAGAAGGCGCAGAAATGCTTGTTACTACACTTGCGCGCATTAAAGCCACAGGGGACGCCAGCAGCAGGCAGATCATAGCCCTGCAGATGGCAGGTATCAATCTGGATGACGTCTTCGGGTCGCTGGGTATGACCGGCGAAGAAGCAATGAAAGCATTGGATGACGGGACGCTGGATGCGCAGGACGCTATTCAAGCATTAACCGACTACTTACACCAGTTCGATGGATCAATGGCTAAATCTAAGCAGAATATCGTTGACCAATGGGGTGATGTCACTGGAAATATTAACGCGGCATGCGGTGAAATCGGGGCGGCTATACTCGATGCATTTCAGCAGTCTGGGATAGTGCAAGAGCTCATCGATATTACACAAGATCTGGTAGATTTTATTCGAGGGGACGGCCTTGGAGTTTTCACGCTTTTAGGCAATGTGGCCGGCGTTATTTTATGGGGGATTGACGCCGTATTGGCAGTAATAAAAACGTCGATAGAAGCCATTTATGTCATTATATATAATCTTGCGATGGGCTTTAGCGAAGTCGGTAAAGAGATCGTTGATTCTATGCAACCGGTCATCGATGTACTCAAAGAAATTTATGATTTTGCAGCCGAGGTATTGCGAATATTAGGCAGGATCGCCAGTGCGGCAGCATCCGGTATCCATCGTCAGTATAAAATAGCTGCTGCGGGCGGCGTTAATAACGACGAAGAGGAAGCGGCATTGGCTAATGCGACGCACGGATTAGTGCGTGAGTCGCAGAGATTTAATTCCGCGGGCAGCTTGGCTAAAAGGTCAGGCGGCGGAGGAGGCTCCCACAGCGGTGGCGGATCAGCTGTAAAAAAGCTGACTGAAGAAGAAAAAGCTGTGGAAGCGCTGATTAAAAAATACGCTGACGCGGATAAACAGAAATGGGCACTGGCTAAATCGGCGGTAGAACTCGCGCAGGTCAGTGTCAAGATGATGACTAAAGAAGAGCAGAAGACAGAAGGTCTGCAAGTAACTCTGCAAGGGCTCAAAAATGCGCATGATCAGTTAGTTGAGGGGTACACAAACGAGCTCAAGCTTGCGCAGAAAATTACCGACGCATCTACGCGTGACAAGACGATTAAAGCCATTAACGACCAGATAGACGCGGAAAACAGTTTATATGCGGCTAAAGTAAGAGCGGCGCAGTTTGATTTAGCGTTAAAAAACAATGAAGAAAATACAAAAAATCTGGTAGACAGAATACTTGGTGATCCCGATAGTACGAAGTATAAAATAGATCAGCTCAAGAAGACACTGCAAGAAAACTTGAAAGATCTTGATACAGTCGTCTCTAATCCGGACGAAGCAGATGCTTTAACCGGAGTAGCTAAGCTCCTACAGATGACCCCTGATGCACTGGCAGAAGAGCTAACAGCAAAAGGAGAGACGCTGCAGTCGTTTGTTGATCGGTACAAAGCGGCTTTAGCAGAAGCCGCCGATGCTGAAATTCAGCAGCTGACCACAGCGCAGCAGTGGCACGATAAAATTGTTGGCTACATGAACGATGTCGGTAAAAGTATGGGCAGCGCTATGTCGGATTTTATTACCGGCGCAAAGTCGGGAAAAGAAGCGCTGGCCGATTTTGCTAAGAACATTATTAACACTGCGGTATCGATACTGACCGAATGGCTCGGCGTGTTTGCGATTTATTCTGCATTTCCTACGTGGGCGAGCGGCATGACGCCTGCTGATATGGCTAATAAAACGGTATTTGGTATTACGAAGAAAGCGGCAGGCGGATACATTACCGGCCCGGGTACGGGTACCAGCGACTCTATTCCGGCTATGTTGTCTAAAGGTGAGTACGTTATCCGCTCGGCTGCGGTCGACCGCATAGGCGTTGGCGCATTAAACGCCATTAACGCCGGCGCTACTCCGGAATTTTCGAATGGCGGTAGCGTAGATGACGCCGCCGGTGGCGATGTAAATTTATCTGTGTCAGCTTTAGATGCTAAGTCTTTCATGGACTTTTTAAACCGCGGGGGGCTTAAACAAATTAAACAGGCGCTGCATGAAAACAACCGAAATTTTGCGACAGATAGCGGGGTATGGTAAATGGCTTTGAAAAAGTTTCCGGACATACAAAAAGCGGCATGGAACTCCTCTAAAAAAGAGACTTGGAATACAACAGTGAAAAAAACAGGCTCCGGCCGAAGGCGGGCTATGACGAATCAGTTGTATCCGGACTGGACAATCAGTGTACAGTTTAAACGGTTGACCGATGAAGAGTCTCGTAAAATATTAGGCTTTTGCGCGCTGCAGAAAGGGGCGCTTCTTCCGTTTCTTTGGTTAGATCCGAAGGATTATCAGGTAAAAGGCATACAACTCCCGATGGTTTCCCCCGGTAAATATCAAGCAGTTATGCAAGTCGGGGAGTATGTAGAGCCCGCCGCGTATATTGAGAATGCCACTGTTTATCGCAACGACGCAAAAGTGCCGGCATCGGATTATACGATAACGGACGGGGTAATCGTTTTTAAAACAGCTCCGGCTGGCAGCGACGTCATTAAGGCCGATTATACGTATTACTGGAAAGTATGTTTTGACGACGACGGACTGGGAATCACAGAATTATTTAGAAACTGGAACGAAACGGGAAGTATCAAGCTGAGGGTAGTACGATGAAGAAAGTAACAACTGACTTAGAAACGTATCTGAATACAGAGAAAAGTTTTACGTCTTGCGATCTGTATGAATTGACACTGTCAAACGGAAACAAATACTACTATGCCGATACAGATCAGGACATTGTATATAACGGAAGAGCGTATCAGCACAATGCGCTGCTTATTAAGCGCAGTCAAATTGACTTGCAGAGTGATGTTTCGGTAGACACATTGACTGTCACGATTTGCGCAGATCCGAAAGACAAAATAGAAAATAAACCGCTGCTAAGAGCAGCTCACGAAGGCGTTCTTGATGGCGCAGTATTAGCGCTAAGGCGCTGTTTCTTCCGTGGGGCATCAGTATTAGGTGCAATCGGACTGTTTGCGGGGAACGTTGAAGTTAAGCACGCAGGCGGCGTGGATCTGCAGTTGTCCGTAAAATCAAAGACGCAAGGGCTGAATATGAAATTCCCGATCCGGAAGTACTATCCGCAGAAAGCGTATAGTACGTCAGGAGAGGGGGTTATCAGCTCGACGGATATAGATAACGCGTCGGTCGTGGCGCCATATGTGCCTTTGAAAGAGATACTTATATGACCGTCGGCGAGAGAATAGCTGCAGAAGCGCGGGCATGGCTCGGAACGCCGCACGTTAATATGGCAAAAGTAAAGGGCGTAGGCGTAGACTGCGGTATGCTGCTAATCGGTGTGCTCGAAGGCGCACAAATAATAAAACCGGATACAATTAGCGTCGCGCCATACTCTAATATGTGGCATTTATCGCATTCAGAAGAGTGGTTTCTGAGGTACGTACAAAAATATTGTGACGAAGTCACCGATCTACAAATTGGTGATTTTTTGTTGTACAAGTACGGTCGCTGCATATCTCATGCAGCAGTATATATTGGGCAGGACAGAGTTATTCATGCATTAATCAATCAAGGTGTGATAGTTACAGAGATGAGCGATGTTATGTTTTGTGACCACCGCGGACAGTCGCGACTTAAGTACATCTACAGGTGGAGAGAGGATACGGTATGAGTTTTTTCAGGGGGCCGAACATTGTTACTCGGGCTAATAAAATCTCAACGTTTACAGTTAATACTGCGGAATACGGTACTGCTGTTCCGGAAATCTATGGTACAACACGTATTGGCGGGAATATTATATATTACGATGATTTTACCGCGCACGAGCACAAAGAGACCCACCGGGCAGGTAAGGGCGGCGGGAAACAAACTAACATCACATATACATATTCCGTGGCGACAATTATTGGACTCTGCGAGGGTCAGATAGCAGGTATCAATAGAATCTGGAAGGATAAAGAGGTCTACAATTATCCGGCTGAAGAGGTTGGACTGTCACTTTTCGACGGCGCATCTACACAGTCGCCGTGGAGTTATGTAGCGCAGCACCATCCGGATAAATCACTTCCGTACAATGGTTTGGCGTACGTGGCGGGAGTAATCGATCTGGGTGACTCCGCAGCTATGCCGACGTACAACTTTGAAGTAAAAGGTAAGCTGCTTAGTACCGGAGACGGTGTCGACGTTAATCCCGCGGATTACATAAGAGCGCTGTTAGACAGAGTCGGATTGTCTGATGTCAATATTGAAAACCTCGACGAGTACCGAAAGTACTGCAGAGAGGCAGATTTGCTGATTTCTACGCCGGCAGATGCCGACGAAAGCGCTGTGCGCGACATCGTTAAAGAAATAACAGGGCTCACGAACGCGCATATTTTTTGGTCTAACGACCGGTATAAAATTGTCATAACCGAAGACCGTCCTGCGGGTAACTGGACGCCGGATAAGACTGTACAGTATGACCTGACCGCTGATGACTTCATCCCGCAGTCTGACGGAGCGCTTGTCACATATCAGCGGAAAGACTCCGCGGATATCTATAATCGTTTTCCTGTTGAGTTTAGTAACAGAGCTAACAGCTATGAAAAAGAATCTGTCGCTTATCAGTTTTCAGAAGATATCGCGAATCACGGACTCCGGCAAGCAAATACAATAAATGCCCGGTATATGTACACGAAAGAACGAGCCGTGAAAGTAGCCGAAATGGCCGCGCGCAAGAATAGGTACGGCAGAAACCAGTATACTTTTACTCTTGATTGGGCTTTTTGCAGAATAGAGCCGGGCGACCTAGTACGTATATCAGATAAGTATAGCGGGATTGATAAGCAAGTAGTCCGAGTAACAGCAGTTACCGAAGACGATAGCGGAATGCTTACAGTTACGGCGGTATCTGTGCCTCCGGGAAACTACTCCGCGGCTACGTATGATGTACACGATGTAGATCGTCCATTTATTGATTACAACAAAACAGCTCCGGACACCATCCCGGTTATTTTCCAGCCGCCTGCAGATCTTACAGCAGACGGATTGGAGCTCTGGATTGCGGCAAAAGGCAAGGCGGACGGCTGGGGCGGATGTACTGTGTACGTCTCCGACGACAACACGAACTATCGGACGGTCGGGCAAATTGCAGGCTCTGCGCGGTGCGGTAAATTAACACAGCCGTTGTCACCGATGCCGAATCACCCATCCGGCAATCAAGCAATAGTAACATGTAATGATCAGTTACTTAGCGGTACTCTGCAGGACGCGCAGCGCAAGAACACGTTGTGCTGGATAGACGGGGAATGTATGAGCTACACGACCGCTACGCTGCAAGCAAGCGGATCGTGGTTATTGTCAGGATTAATCCGCGGGCAGTGTAATACAGAAGTTCGATTGCACGCAAAAGATACAGATTTTGTCAGGCTGGATAATTCCGTTTTTAAAGTACCGTTCGCGAAAGACGACATCGGTAAAAAGATTTACCTAAAATTCTGTTCATACAACATCTTCGGCGCAGGCAATCAAGATTTGTCCGAAGTCAGAGCATATGAATATACATTAGCTCCGTACTACATCCCGCCAGTTACGAATTTAACCGCATATAACCGATACAGACAGCTCGCGGACGGCGTGTCTCGTTATGATATCGTTGTCAGCTGGACGCCGCCTGAATTGCAGAGTTATCTGCAGGGCGATGTCTGGTACAAAACAAGCAACGGGCAGGCAAAAGATTTGGTCATCAAAGAGGGCACCAAAGGGTCGGAATTAGGTTTTGACGGAGAATGGACATTCGGCGGAAGCGGAAAAGATCAAGTCGTCATTCCGCAGGCCATCGTCGGCGACACCTACTTAATCGCGGTATGCACAAAAGACGAATGGGGCGAAGCAACAAGTCCGGACACCTCACCACAGCTTAAAATTCTTGTCGCTCTCAAAACAGAAATCCCGAACACGCCCGACGGATTCGGAATAGACTTCGGGTCTGTCTGTACTGCCAGCTGGAAAGAAGTCACGAATACCGACGTCGCTTTTTACGAGATCCGGACGGACGATAGCGCAGGCGCTGAAACAGCAGGACTGTTAGCGCGGACAAATAACCTGTCCGCTATACTGCCGCTAACTGAACGGAGCGGGAAACTGTATCTGTATGCTAAATCCGCAATCGGTAAATACTCCGCCCCGGCGATACTGCAGTATAACAAGCCGATACCGAAAAAACCGAATCCGCCCGTACTCACAAGTACAATCGGCGGTTTCGGACTGACAGCTGAAGCGATTCCGAAAGACTGTGCCGGCATGAACATCTACATCAACGGCACCGACGGAGAGAAGATAATCAAGACCGAAAACAACAGCTACAGTCACACTTGCGGCGCGGGTATTTATGACGTATCCATCGCTTATTATGACCTGTTCGGAGAGGGCGAGAAATCCGGAGAAAGCCGCGTTGTCGTCAAAATCTCAATTTCAAAAGAAATGATTGACGATGAAGCGGTAAGTCTTGCGAAAGTAGACGCGTTAGTTAAGCAAAAGCTCAACGACGGCGCAATCGCAAAGCAAGACGTAACGACAATAGTCTCTAACCTCGGAAATTTAATGCTTGCAAAAGCTAATTATAGCGCCATCGCCCAAATGACCGACGCTATTAATTTAAGAGTGCAAAAAGGCGACGTGATCAATCAGATTAATCTATCGCCGACGACTACGACGATTGCCGGCAAGTATCTACATGTAACGGGGGAGACCGTCTTTGACAATAACGTCATTGTGAGCCGCATGCTTGCGGCAAAAGCGATTACGGCTGATAAATTGGCGGTGACAAGTCTATCAGCAATCACAGCAAATATCGGACTGTTGAGGACAAAGACAAACGGAGCGAGAACAGAAATTAAAGACAATCTGATTGAAATTTTTGATGAGAATAATTTCCGAGTTATAGCGTTAGGAGTGAATGTTTAATGACTATCGGACTAAAAATTTTTCATCCGCAAAAAGGATTGATACTTGATATCACAGATTCACTGACCCGCATTCTCGGCAGTTTTACAGCCGACACACCGACAGGAAGCCGAACTATCGATATTCGAGATAATGACCGGCTATTCGTGTTTTTTGTGCCGGAAACGGCAGAGTATACGGCACCCATGCAGATAACGACGTCAAGCAATCAAATTAACTGGGTGTATCGTGGGGATTTCGATCACGTACATAAACAGAGGATATACTATGGCACTTATTAATTTCCTGGAAATTTACAACGCAGATCGTCACCTTATTATCAACAATAAGTATAAAAATTTACGGTTGCTGAAAGTAGATAAGCTGCCATCTCTGACAGGGATAAGCGGAGATGGAAGCAACTGGAGATACTGGGAATATGAAATAGACTTTAATATGAATTATATTCCGGCAATCTATTGCGACAATTCTCAATATTACGTTACAACTGAGGTAAACGGCGGAAAGATGACTATTCAGGTGCACGCTCCAGCGTCTGTTTCGATGACGGCGGGACAGGTACACGACGCCGTTACATTGTATATATTTACCGAGGAGGCTGATTCTGATACATCGGGGGCAGGGTTATTCATCTGGGATCCAGAAACAAGAAAACTTGTTTTTAATAGTAAAACTCCGTATCTCCGTGTTGTCGGCAGTCACATTAAATCTGAAATATCTACAAACGACGCAGCAGGACTGGCGGCTGTTATGCCGGAAACGACTTTTCCGTGTGCGAAAGTTGCGGCGATTATGTTCTCTATGCACGAATTTCAGAAAAGTACACCGCAGGTCGTAATTCATAGTTCATTAAAATTGAATTGGTTAAGCCCAAACCGCATAAAAGCATACTGGTTGGCCGATGGTGCAATTTTCAATCCCGGTGGCGATATACACATACCGGGCGGAGTATTTAGAGCTACTTGTATCTTGTTTGTTAATGTCACAGGTTATTAAAAAGGAGAAAAGCTATGAAAAGAACATGCAAAGTTAACGGTAAAGTGTCTTATCCGCAGAACGACGGAGTTTTAACGACGTTTAGCTTTCACAATCCGGAAACAGGCGAAGTCTATGCTATGTCAACAACGTCGCAAGAAGAAACCGACGAACTGAACTACGGCGATACCGTTACACTTGAAATTAAAAAAGCAGAGGTATCCGAATGAGACCGCAGACATTTCAGCACCCGGAAATAAGAGATGAAAATGACAATATTATTAAGCCGGGGGCTTTCGGGAAAAACACGCCGTTTTGCACGAAGGGGAATGACGGCATTTTAGACTATATCGCAAATGATCTTGAGTACCTGTATGAAAACAGGGGCAGCGGCGGTAGCGGAGCAGGTCCGAAAGGTGACCCAGGTCCTAAGGGAGACCCAGGTCCAAAGGGAGACCCGGGACCAAAGGGAGACCCGGGCCCCAAAGGAGACCCGGGGCCGAAAGGTGCCGATGGGAAAAACGGACAGAACGGGGCAGCAGCAACGATAGAAGTCGGAAAAGTGACGACGGGTACCTCCGCTTCGGTGACAAATTCCGGCAATAGTACAAATGCTGTATTTGATTTTGTCATTCCGGTTTCCGGCGGCGGACAGGGTATTCAAGGCCCCAAAGGAGATCCCGGGCCTAAAGGAGACCCCGGACCGAAAGGAACAGACGGAAAAGATGGAACTGCTGCAACAATTAAAATTGGGGCAGTAACAACGACGGCGCCTGGCACAAACGTTAAAGTTACAAATACCGGGACAGCCAACGCGGCGGTGTTTAACTTCTCAATCCCGAAAGGCGAAAAGGGAGAAAAAGGAAATACGGGGATACAGGGGCCGCCGGGACCTGCAGCGGATTTATCGCAATACATAAAGAAGACAGAAATTTTTGATGGAAATATGCTTAAATTGCCGAATGGCGCAAAGATAGGAGTGGAATAATGGACAAGCTTAAAATTATCAGACCGAACGGAGAAGAAGAAATCGCAGAATTGACGACGGATAAATCATTAGTCGGAAACAATTATTTAAAACTCGAGATCGGCGGTGTGCCGCACTACGCAAAAGTCGGAGATGTTGTTGACACGCACATGTATACATTTAGCGGCGTTGACGGTAAAAAATATTATGTGCAGAAGAAAATTGCAGCAGAAGCGCTTGCAGGCAGCGTTGAAGTTAAAGGAAATTCAGAATTTATTGTACCGGAAAGAGTTACAGTCATTGAAATAACAGCCGGTTCCGAAATGAAACCCGAAGTGAAATATGTCAAAGTAACGCCTGGATCAACTCTTAGTATTGAGTTTTTTCATATACATCCGTGGGATTACGGGTGGTTTATAGAAAGTGAAAGCGATAAAGTTTATGGAACACAGCTTTTAATGACAGATAGTATTACAATCAGATGGTCGAGTGAGATAAACGAGCATGAAACGGAAGCGGATTTAACAACATAGCAGGAGACCGAAAATGACATTCTTTCAAAATCTCAAAAGAAAAATAAAAAAGTACGGCAAACCACCGTATCTGTGGGGTGGATTTGTTACCTGCGTTTTTGTCTTAGACTTGATAGACTTTGCCGAATACTTCTGCCGAACTTCTCTCAATCTCTTAGACAAATGGGAATCAAAGACAGTCGTAAGCGTTGTGCTGATGTACATTCTGTCGTTCATCAACAGCTCCTACGGCGTCGTGCTCAATGCTTATTTTTGGCTGATTATCATTGACATCAGTACACGCTGGCTGGCTATCGGTTATCAATATCTTGTAGATAAAGGCATGGATCCCGACTACTTGACAACGAGAGAGAAATTATACGGCATTGTTCTTGCTTTCAGCGCAAAACGGCTAAAATCTAAGATCATGCTTTGGGGTTTTCTGACAAAATTTATTCTCTTCACAGTTCTCATTCTTACAGCTTCGCAGATTGACACGGTTTTATCGGCGATAGAGATACCGCTTTCGTGGCCGGTACTCAAGTTTATGTTTGGGTATATTTGTTACAACGAAATTTTAAGTATTTGTGAGAATTTAAGAGACGCAGGCAATCATCACATAGACAAGTTGATAACATTGCTTGATAACAATATTTTTGCAAAACTCAAGAAATAGCCGCTATTTAGCGGTTATTTTAGATAGGAGGTATTTATGACAATAGCCGAATTTAAACAAGAGCTTATTGATAAGAGAAGCTATTTTTATCAATTCCCGTGGCCAGCAACGACTTACGGACACTGGTCTGCAGGACGGTATTTTACAACATTTCATGACTATCATTTTAATGTTGACGGCGACGGGGAAATCATCTACACAAGACCGTTAAACGAGGTACCACGGGCAACGTGGCACAGAAACACTGGAAGTATCGCTATTGCTTTGTGCTGCTGCTATGAAGCCCGCCCGAACGACTTAGGTGACTATCCGCCTACTAAGGCGCAAATTGAAACACTGGCGAAGATGTTTGCTGTTATCGCAGAAGTTTTCGATAATCCAATCGACCGTGAGCATTTCATGACACACGGTGAAGCGGCTAATGACGACGGCTACGGCTTGTACAGCGGAGAGCCTGACTGCCGCTGGGATTTAGAACAACTAAGTGATCAGGATGAAATCGGCACCGGCGGAGATATTCTCCGTGGTAAAGCGCAGTGGTATTTAGAAAAAGGGGTGTAAAATGTGGAAAATAAGAAAATGGCTTATTTTATTGGCGGTCTTGCTGTCGTTCTGGTTATCTCCGTTATTGTCTGGTTCGCATGTGCGGGCAGAACGAGTATACACGATCTCCGAAATGGGGCTGACACAGTTAGAAATGAACTTGACAACGCTCGAACAGCACAGCAGGGGCAAGTCGATACTCTTAGACAAGCAAGCGAAGCAACTGAACGAAGCGCAGGAGCAGTTGAAAATAGCAAACGAGCAAATCAGGAAATCTCAAGAATTGAACGAACGGACGCAGAACTCATTAGAGAAAGCAAATCAATACTTGAAAGAGTACGAGAAAAAGGTAGAACGGAAAATCAAAATTAAAACAAGGCAACGGAACATGTGGATTGTCATCAGTGCAGTAGCCGTGGGAGCGGCGATCTCCCGGAGGTGATCCGTTATCTACGAAACGGGGCGGGAAACCGCCCTCTTTTTTTATTGCAAGGTATAAAGATAATTTATAATAAAATATCTTGAAAATGTATTGACGAATCAACTTGATTATAATATACTATAATCAAGAAAGGACAAGAGTTAAAAACAAGGAGGAAAACAAAATGATTAGAAACATCGGAATCGAAGAAGGCGGAAGAATTTTAACAGATGGAAACCGGACAATAAAATTTGAAAGAGTAGACCGCGGATATGAAATGTACGAACTAAGCGGGAACAGATATACCCGCTGCGGAATTGCGAACGCAGACGAAGAAACATCAGATGCGGATTTATGGGCAATCGCCACAGATGATTTGTACTAA